GCCCACTGGGCCCTCTCGCTGACATGTCTCTGAGGCTGTCAGTTACCTCTGGGTTCAGGTTGCATCCATAGCATGCATTGGACCTGCGGCGTGCCGCATTGCAAACGTCATGCCACAGAAGCCAGGGCTTGGTGAGCCCGGCTTTGCAATCTGAACCTACACTAGAGGAGAGTATTAAGATGGTCGTCACGTATGGTCCCCGGCGCACCGAAAATGGTGGGTCGGTCTATGACCATTACTTAAAGACGACTGGCAGCAACGGTTCATACCCCATGGACTATGGGATGAACGTTTCTGTCAACTCTCCTGGTCCACCGTACACTCAGCATAACAACTGGGAGTCGGTGAAGTCGGATGGAAAACTTCCGCGCGTGTCTGGTGATTACTTCGATCCCGGGAGACCCTGGGAAAGATGGACTTACACAGACTGGGTCGTACCCGGAATATGGAATTACGGGTATGGTCGAACTACGGAGTTTTCACCGCAATGGCAGAAGTGGGTGAATCACGCCCTATCAAGGTGTGATTTTACCAAACCTGCCATATATCTGCCAACGTTCCTATGGGAGCTGACGGAGTTTCCATCGATGCTCCGGCAGCTCGGGGACGCGTTGAGGTTGGGTTCTCGTCATTCTGACGAGAGAATTGACCCCAACATTTCAACGAGCTACTTGGCTTGGCAGTTTGGATGGGCGCCTTTATTTCGCGATCTTGAGACCTTAATGAACTTAGGGTCCGCGATCGAGAAAGCTCAGAAGCACTTCCTCAAAGTTCAAAAGAGGAAGACTCTGACCGGCAACATCCATGCGGGCACGTTCACCACGATCGAGGGTAACATACCCTCAACTGTTCGTGGCATCTCTAGTTTCAAGCGGGTATGGCGGACGACCGAGCAAGCTTGGTTCTCTGCACATTGGGACCTCGACTTAGAGCCTCCCAATTGCCTGTTTGGGCCTATTCGCGACCAATATATAAACGCTTTGGGGCTTAACAAACCCTACGGCGCTATATGGGAAGCGATTCCGTGGTCATGGCTAATCGACTACTTTACTGGCATCGGTGATGTCGTAAAGTCGTTCGACGGCTACGCAGCATACAAACCTGCGACCATTTGTATCATGTACAATGGCTTGACCGTGCTTGACAGCACTGAAGCTGTGATGTCTAATCGCAACTTCAGCGGAGAGTTTCGTCAGGGTAGCTATAAAACGCACCTGAAGAAAAGGAACGTGTATCCTGACCCGATGGCAAGGCCGTACTTTGATGTGTGGGGTTTCGACTCCCACCTCACTGTACTATCCGCTTTGCTCACCGCTGGTGCTTTGCGCGGCCATAAACCACGGCAGCGCTACTCAGTCGTTGGCATGTTCGCCAACCATAGTCAGTAGGCCCATACCGGGCCCGCTGGGAACGTCGAACCGACGTGCAAACCCCAACGCCGAAATGATTCGGTGTAGCGATGGAGTCACCTAGATGCTGGCCGATACTCTGACCATCACCTACAATGCGGTTAGCGTAACCTTGAATAAGATCAAGGAAGCTAACTATTCGAGTACTTACTTTGCTGAAAACAGCACTGGTAAGTTCACTCTTGATGTTAAGCACACTGTCCCCGCAGTGGGGGCTGACGGCGAATCTCATGTCGTCAAGCTTACGGTCGAATACTTCGATTCCGTTAGTGGTGCTTATCTCAAGAGCTGTTCTCCGTGGTTCGTCGTTAAGACTTTCGACGCGCCCCAGAACTCGACGGATGCTATTAGAGCAGCCAACGCACTTGTGGGATTGCTTACCTCTACTTTCGTCACCCAGATCGTCGGGCGGCAGTCGTAAGAGGTAACACCGGGTCGCGATACGTCGTGGCCTAGGAGTATCAAGCCGAGCCTCCAAACTAAGGAGCCTCAAATGGCTGAATACACCAGCGTCCAGGCACTCGAGCCACTTCGTCACGTAGTTAAAGACGTGAGAAAGTGGGATCTTGGTCTGGAATGCACCATCGACTCTTTCTACTATCAGGTAGAAAAGAGAGCTCTGAGCAGGGGTTGGAAGCAGATACTCTTGCTAGACCTTCCTGCTCTTGGGTCCCTGTATGATAAGGGACTCAGCCGTGGCTATCTCGACTTAGAGAAGTTCCCGGCGAGCTTCGGTAAGTTGGATTCTGGAAGATTCCAAGATTCTTGGATCTTTCGGAGTTTACTCCAACATACCTTCGATGGTTTCGGCACCCTAGATGCTACCACCCCCGTTGAAGTTGTCGCGGCAACGCGGCAACTTCTATACCTTTATAAAAAGGCACGAATTCAGTGCCCAAAGGAGGGGATTAGTGATGCGGTCAAAGACTACATCGCTATTGAAGAGGACTTGCGTCCTCCTCATGGTACTTGGGGCAACGATACTTGGATACCCCGCAGTTTCTCCTTCTTCGGATCCGGTGGAGATCTTACTTCCACTGGACTTCGAAGAGACTATTGGAGACTATGCGACCTGGTATTCAGATGTCTTGTCCCCAGAGTTCAGCTGCTCCCAGAAGGAGTGGTGCCGAGACATGGCCCTGGAGCTGTTTCGGACGTGTGTACGGGAAGCGATAAGTTCGCCTTCCCGTATTGGCCAGCAAAGCTTGGGAGACTGTTTCCGTCTTCTCAATTTGCTTATGCCAACGAATATCTCGCCTACACCAACGATATTGGTATAGGACCAACCCAACAGGGAGATCCACGTAATGGACTCTCTGAGAAGGAGCCTCCGTGCCGCTTACTCGCGGTTCCGAAGACCTTCAAAGGGCCGAGATTGATCGCGTCCGAGCCCACTGCTCATCAGTTCATACAACAAGGACTGATGCAGTGGATTAGGCAGCACATGCCTAAAGCTCTGAGCACTTGCGTGAATTTCCTCGATCAGCAGCCATCTCGCGATGCTGCTTTAGAGGCCTCACGTACCGGCGAACTGGCAACAGTGGATTTATCCTCCGCTTCAGATCGCCTGAGCTGCTGGGTTGTTGAGAGAGCTTTCAGCTCCAATCAGACAATCCTGGCCGCTCTTCATGCGTGTCGGACCCGCATCGTTATCGATGCGACTGGTACTCATGAGGGCCTTAGTCTGCAACTTAAGAAATTTGCAGCCCAAGGTAGTGCTGTTACCTTCCCCGTGCAGACGATTGTGTACGCAGGTATGGCAATATGTTCATACTTGTGGGATCAGGGGTTCCGACCCCAAGTCCTCCTTACACAAGAGTTTAGCTTAACGCAGGATTGCGTCGAGCGTGCGGCGGAACGTATACGGGTCTTCGGTGACGATATTGTACTACCGTCATCGAGTGTGCAGACCCTCACAGCAGCCCTTCAAGCTTTACAGCTGAAGGTTAATGTGTCTAAGACACATTATTTAGGTCGATTCCGCGAAAGTTGCGGAATGGACGCGTACTGCGGCCATGACGTCACACCAGTGTACGTCAGCGATCTGCTGCTGGCGCCTGGTGCCGAAGGCCTCGCTTCGTGGATAGATATAAGTAATCTAGCCCACTTAAGCGCCCTTTGGCACCTCTCCAGTTGGATGCTTTCAGTCGTCGATACAAAGACGATGTCGGGCATCGTGTTCTCCCAGGTTAAACAGGATAAAGCAGGGATGCTTATCCTTCCTGATGAGAACTTATCGCCTGCTGGAGAAACAGGCATCCGGGCCACCACTTTCTGCAGAGGAACCCGCTTCCATGGGTCTGTGCGGATGCACAGACACAATGTTTATGGACCTATACGTCCCAATGAGGGCTTACAGGTTCAGGAGCGTAGGGTTCTATGCGTGACGACTAAAGTCACAAAGGTGGCTCGGGGGACCTTCCAGGACCTCTACCAATACTTAGTGGAGAGGCCGTCACCTGAGACCGATTGGTCTGCAGGTTACATTTCTGGCAAGGTAACGCTGACTATTCGTCAGCGTTGGAGCCCGGTCACCTAAGACCGGAC